AGGACACCGTCCGCGCCGGGCGCGGCGGCCTCCACCTCCACCCCCACGGACAGGCCGTCCCGGAGGCCGGAGGCGGCGGACTGGAGGACCGCGTCACCGGCAGGGCCAGGCGGCACGGTGAACGTGCCCAGGAGGCCCTGGTCCGTCTCCTGGGCGGCGGTGAGGTACCCGACCACCTGGGCCACGTCATGCTCCACCAGGAGCTTCACACGGGACGGGTCCGCCGCCTGGATGGACCCGCGCGCGAAACGGGCGGGGCCAACGGAGGTCCGGCCGATGGCGCCCCAGGACACCACCAGGCCGGTGATGCTCCGGGTACCGGGGTCGGCGGCGGTCACCCTGGCGTCCAGAATCTGGACGCGGGTCAGTACCGGCGCGGTGGCGGTCAGATACCGCCGGGCGCGTGGCACGTACGTGGCTAGGCTCATGGGGTCACACTTTCCGGGAGGCCCGCCTCTGTTGACGGGGGGGAGGTAAGGGGGGTCTGTTGGGCCGCCGCCGTGGGCGCGGTCAGGGAGGAGTAGTCGAAACGGGCCGAAACCCCATGCGGGAGACAGTCATCCATGGACAGGCGGTCCGTGATGGCCACCCCGTACGGCTGGAGCCCGAAGTCCACCAGGTCCCGGAGCCGGTCCGCCAGGTTGGCGTAGGTCAGGGAGGTCCCAGGGATGCCAGCGTCAATGCTGGCCGCCGGAATGCCCGCCAGGCGGGCGATCTCCACCGCCTGCTGGTTCCGCCCATTGATCAGTAGCTGCTCCGGCTGCTGGCCCATGGCGCGGGCCTCCACCCCGGCGGAGGTGTAGCCGACCCCGCCGTTTTCCCCGCGCCGGGCGGACATCCACTGGCGGATAAGGTCTCTCACCGCCGCGTCTGACATGTCGGCATCGTTCGTCTGGTGGAGTTCGATGGACGGGACGGGGTTATCGGCCGCCCTGGAGGCGGCGCGGTCCAGGCGGAGGCCGGAGCGGAGGGTCCGGGCGCCGAAATTCAGGAGGCCAGGGTGCGGGCCAGCGAAAAAGATCAGCCACGGGGAGTCCAGGGCGGTGCCCAGGATGGTCCGGCCCTGGGTGGTGGCCAGCCAGGTGGTGAACGCGGTGTCAATGGTGACCCGCCCGTCCTGGTCCACCTGGACGCACTGGCGGGGAAGGTATGTCACCTGGGACGGGCGCCCGGTGGTGGAGTCCAGGCGGGTCACACCCCAGTAGGCGGCGCCGTCAAAGAACAGGTCATCCAGGGTTTTGAGGAGGGTCTGCTGGTGCGGCTCCGCCGGGTCAGGTTGGGCCAGCAGGTCCGGGGACCCACCGCCCCACTGGGTGTCCGTGTCGCCCAGGTACGCACGGACCGGCAGGCGGGCCAGGGTGCCGCACACCCGGTGGCGGGCGGCGGCCACCGCCGGGACGCTCATGGCCTCCGAGCGGCCCATGGGCAATAGCTCCGTGTCCAGCCACCCGAATACGTCCTGGAGGGTGATGGACGTAAGGGTGTCATCGCTCCAGGGGGAGGCCGGTAAAAGGCCGCCGCCGGCCGACGGATAGGCCGCCGCCGGGGCCATTTTCGAGACGGAGCCGGTACGTATCGCGGCCGATAGCCCCAGTGCCGCACGGAGTCCCATGCGCCGAACCAAACAGGTAAATCGGCTGGAATGTCAAGCAAAACTCCGCCCGAATTGTCGGAGTTGAAACATGGTGAAACAGATTTTACTGAATTTCACCCACCTGGACTAATTGTCGGGGGTCCGTGGTAGGCCCCCGGATCATGGTGGATATGGCGGCCCTGCCGAACCCATACACGGAGGCATCGGTCACCCTGGAGGTAGCGGCGGCCTGTCTGGGCATGTCCAGGACCACCGCCTGGCGGGCCGTCAAGGCGGGACGGTTCCCAGTGCCGGTACTCAGCGGGTCCCGCGTGTCCGTGTTCCGCCTCTACGGGTACCTGGGCAAGCCACTACCGCCCAGGCCGCCGAACACTCCCAGGGTGATCACCCTGCATCCTCCAGAGTGATGATCCGGGGGCGGACCGCCGGGGCGGGGCGGTGGTCATGGCCCCAGGCGGCCAGCGTGGCGCCCACCAGGGGGGAGACTTCGGCGGCGGAGGTCCGGCGGCCCCACCCCCACCCGTCACCCATGGGCCGCCTAGCGGCTCCGGCCACCGCCGCGTCCAGGTCAGGCTCCGCCCGATGCAGGCACGTACGTGCCATGATCTTGTCATAGAACGATGCGCAGGCCGCCGTGTACTCCCGTGGCGCCACGGTGGTGATGGTCAGGCCCGCCCTGGTGGCCGCGTCCACCACCGTGGCCACCGGGCCGTCCGCCGTGGCCACGATGGCCGCCGGCTTGTTCGCGGACTGGATGGCGCGTAGCTCCGTGACGGCCCAGGTGACGCCAGGGCGGCACGCGATCACCTCCACCACCGGGAGGCCGCCGCGTCCCGTCCAGCAGGCCACCAGGGAGGTCCTGGACCTGTCCACCGCCACGTCCACCCCGATCACCGGCGGCCCCGGTTGCGGTAGCTCGAGCGGGGCGGCGGCGGCGGACCAGACACCCGGTGGGATCACCGCATCGGAGGTCACCTGCCAGATGTTCAGGAACTCCCGCGCGAACCCGGACAGGCCCATGACGGCCAGGGCGGAGCGGAGGGCGGCCTCGTCCGCCAGTCCAGCGGCCAGGCCAGGGTGGACGCGGCGCCAGACGGCGGGGTCCGTGGGGTCATCGTCCTGGTCCGCCCCGTACTCCAGCAGGGCGATGCCTGGGGTACCGACGCGGGCCAGGTCCAGGTACCGGCGGAGGTAATCGGATTTCGTGGTCCCCGCCGTCCCTATGAGGATCAGCTGGCGGCGCCGCCTGGTCTGCATCGTCGGAATGATGGTCTGGTCCAGTGCCCGCCCTTGGGTTTCGTCGATCTCCTGGGCCTCGTCCACCAGGATCAGGTCCAGGGCGGAGCCACGGAGGGCGCCGTCCTTCGGGGGGAATGCCTTTAGGAAACTCCCGCGCTGGAAGGTCATGCGCTCCGTACCGGCGGACCGGCGGGCGGACACCACCTGGGCCAGCGGGGTACCCGCTAGCTCCGCCATGCGCTCCTGGAAGCGTTCCGTGGTCACGTGGCCCGTCTGGGCCGTGTACGCGGCGCGGTAGTCCGGGTGTTGGATGCACCGACCCTGGGCCAGGTCGAAAACGAAAGTAGTCTTCCCCGCCTGCCGGGGAACCATGATCACCCCCACCTGGTGCACGTACGTGCCATCGGGGTGCATTTCGCCCAGGAGGTCCCCGGCGGCCCGTTGCCACGCGTTCCACGGGCGGCGGTGCGCATGGGCCACAAAGGCTCCGGCGGCGCCGTCAGTCGGGCGGGACAGGTCCCGTGGGGTCGCCTGCCTCGGAGGCACGGAACGCGGCAATGGCTTCGGCGAGAGGGTCATTTCCGGTGTCATCTGCCGCTCCGAATAGGTCCACCCGGCAGGCCCGGTACTCACTGGATAGCTGGACGTAACCTGGTGTGCCGCCACGGTTCTGGGTACGGGCCGCGTTCGCGGCATCCAGCCGGTCCGCGAGCGACTGGGCCAGGACCACCAGGTCAGGCTCCCAGTCCGCGCCCTCCAGTTGCGCCATGCGCGCGTCCAGGGCCGCCCGGATGGGGCGCCCGGCGGCGGCACTGGTTCCGCCCAGGGTGAACAACGGTTCAGTCATGGCGGCCTCCTGGTTGCGAACGGGTCCCAATAAGGGTATGGCCCGCCACCGTCACTGGGACGATGGCGGGCCATCTAGTCAGGTTCTGTCAGGCGGCCTTCGCGGCCTTCGCCCCGGCGGCGCCGGTGATCGGCGGGAGGCCCTCATTGGAGCGGAACCGTACCTGTTTCATCTCAGTTCCGGCCAGCCACGCATTCCACGCCTTCACCACGTACACCCACTGCTGGTTCACCCCGCGAATGGGACTGGTGTCCTGAATCCAGCGATTCCGCAGGACCAGGCGCGGGTCACCCTTCGCCAGGGCCTCGCCCGTCTCCAGGCCGGACAACCAGAGGGAAGCCTTATCCGGGTCCACGTTCCGGCTGGCCAGGATGTGCACCGCCATGAGCGGGACGGAGGTGATCCGGGCCGCCCGGCGGATGGCGGTGATCTGCGGCGCCACCAGTTGGTACTCCGCATCCGCCGCCACCTCATCCAGGATTTCCTTGTTCGTGATCAGTGCCCTGGTGTAATTCAGCCGGCCCTCCGGGTTCAGCCGGAAGGCCAGGACTGCGCGGGCGGCGGCCGCGATGGTGCTACCCCACGGGCCTTCCACGAATTGTGCGGCCTGCCGGGTCTTCCCCGTGTCCACCAGGGAGAACACGGTGGGATCGACCCCGCGAGCGATGACTACCGCAATAGTGACCCCGGACTGGATCACCGCCGCGCACCGATGCTGGCCATCCATGAGGGCGCCGGTGGTGTCAATGATCAGCGGCTGAGGGTTCAGCAGGTACTCACCCGCCGCCATCGCACGGGCCAGCCTGGTCACGTGCAGTTTCGTGATCTTCCGCTGGTGCTCCGGCGTGTTCGCCAGTAGCTCCGCCGCCAGCGCGGGGGTGAGGTCCACCTGGTCATAAGTGATCATGGTCGGCCGCCTCCCAGCGGCCATGGCAGGGTGGAAGGGGGACCGCGTAACCCCTGCCCGGGTGCGCGGTCCCCCCAACGGTAACATTTACTCCCCAGAATCGCGGACTAAACCGGCGGCGGCGGCCCGCTGGTGGTCAATGCCGTTCTCCACGGCGGAGCCGCCCACCGCGTACCAGGTCCCCGTCCACCCGCACGAACAGACGGCCCGGGCGGCGGTGCCATGGGCGGCGGGGCGCCGCTCCAGGTGGCACAGGTGCGGCATGGGGCCGGTCACTCGCCCTCCTCCTCGTCCAGGTCCTCCGTGGTGAACGTAACGGCGGCGGCGGGGTCCAGGCCCGCCAGGGTGGCGCCCAGATTGCGGGCCAGGCGGGCGCCAGCGGCTCCCTGGGCCACCAGGACCGCCTCCAGACAAGGCCAGCAGACCACGGCGCCCTGGTCCCAGGCGGAGCGGCTCATGCGGAGTTTCCGGTCACATGTCGGGCAGGACGCGGCCACCCCGTTGTTATTGGATTTCCGGCCGGTGGCCTCTTTCCGGGACTCCGCCCGGCGGGTCACGGTGATGGTGGCCAGGCGGGTGAGGGAGGTCAAGTAGAGGGTGCGGGTGGCATCGGTCAGGGAGGTATCGGACCATCCGATGGTGCCCACCTGGGCCGCGTCCAGGCCCACCTCCTCCGCCAGCTTGCGAAACTCCGCATTGTGGTAGCGGCCACCGCGTGAGGTGTCCTTGATTCCCCGGAGGAACGCCAGGGCATGGGCGGCCTCGTGGAGGAGCGTGCCCAGGACCCGCTCCGGGTCGTTGACAATCTCACCGGCCACGAAGATTTCGTGGTGGGTGTCCTGGTCCTCCTCCCAGCGGCCCGGCGCGAAATGACCCTGGTTCATAAGGGTCCCGGCGGTGACGTGGGCGGTGCCGGAGGACACCACGATGGCCACCGGCGGTAGCTCCGGGTGGCGGCGGCGGATGGTTCCCCACACCCCTTCCAGTGTCACGGTGACGGGACTGGTGACCTTGCGGGGGGCGACGCGTTCGGCGGTGGCCATGGTTGACTCCTGGTGGTGTTGGGGGGGGCGGCGGCTCCGCCCTCCCTGACATCCCAAACTATGCCACGTACGTGCCAGACTGTCCAGGGTGACCTCCGTCTCACCAGTCGGCGGAGCTTCCTGGCTGGGGTGGCTCGCATCAGATTGGCTGCCCGTAGGTGTCGCATTCGAAGCATGGCGCATCGGTGCGGTGCAGGATGCCGTCCAGTTGCACGGTGCCCCCTGCGAAGCGTCTGGGGTAGCCCCTGCATGTGCAGCGCTGCGCTCGAAGCCAGTAGCGAATTCGGTTCCATGTGCCTGCCATGGGGTTGATTCTGCCGAACAGCGCGGTGAGGAGCCACCGCCAGACCAGGAGCCACCAGGTCACGGAATGGCCGCCGCCGGGTCGTCATCCAGTTGAATCTGGCAGGCATACCGAACATGATTCAATTGCCCGCTATCAACCTCGATAATGTCGGGGGAATAGGTCCCCGCCTTCTGGTTGGCGGACAGGGAGTCAGGATTCCCTATGTAATAGAATCGGCGGCCACCCACGCTGGCCGCGTAGATTTTTCCGTCACCGCCCGCGATTTTAAGTAGCTGCATCATGTCATCGTCCTCCTGGATGGGTAATGGTTCCGGGGTGGGTTCAGGCTCCGGCGGGACAGGCCCCGGAGCGGGCAGGGTGGCCGCGATGTTAGCGAGAGTGCTTGCGCCGACGCATATCTCGAAATGCATTTCATCGTATCCGTGTAACCAGTCCACGGCGCCCTGGACCTCGTCAAGAATGGCGTATATCTCGCCCTCCTGGGCATTAGTGAATGTGCCACTACTGCCATTAGGATGTAAGGGCGCATTGATATCTATGGCGGTGCCGGAGGCATGGCAGGACAATTGATTGGGATTATTGGCATTAGCCTTAAACGTATAGCCCCAATCCCATCCCTCTATTACCGCCTCCACCCGGTAATGGAATTGTGAGGCCACGTAGGCCATGACGGTGGCCACGTCACCCGATTTGATTCCGCCGGGGAACGGGAGGCCCACCAGGTCACCGAACGGGACGATGCCGATAGCGTTTTTGTCGGAGTTCGCGGGCCACCCGTTGTAGCTGCTACCGCTGGCCATCGTCCCGCCTCCACTCCTCCAGGCGGCGCCGCGCGCGGCGGCGGGCCTCGTCCGCCGTGTACGGGCGGTGAGGCCGCTCCTGGCCATGCTCGGGCGGCTCCCCGCGCGACTGGACCATGGACGGGGTGATCCGGTACGGAAGGCGGCTAGGCGCCCGCTGGTTGTCTGTCATGCGCTCGTGATACCAGGAGGCACCGACACCCCGAAGGAGCCCC